CGACTTTGTTAAGTTTTCAGGCGCGGCAAGCTTAGGTGGCGTGATCACTGCTGCCGTACTCAACGCTGAGTACGAAGTGACGTCTGTTGTAGGCGTAAACAGCTACACGGTCACTTTACCTATCGCGGCAAATTCCTCGGACAGCGGCAACGGCGGCGCAAGTGTTGTTGGTGCTTACCAGATAAACGTCGGCAGCGATGTCAACTTCTTCGACTTCGGTTGGGGTGTGGGCACATGGGGACTAGAGTCGTGGGGAACCCCGCGCACCGTCAGCACAAGTGTGGCGCTGCAGTCTCGGGTTTGGCAGTTTGACAACTTTGGCGAAGACGCTATTTGTCAGCTTGTTGACGGCAAAACATTCCTGTGGAATCTCAGTGCTGGGGTCAATACCCGCGCTGCCGTACTCACTGGCGCCCCTGTTAAGAGCAAGTACGCGCTGCTGTCTACGCCAGACAGGCACTTAGTGTGCTTTGGCACCGACACCGTGATTGGCGATGCCACCACACAAGATCCCATGTTTGTTCGCTTCTCAAATCAAGAGGACATCACGGTCTTTGTCGAGTCCGCTACGAACACGGCTGGCGGTCAACGGCTCACGGACGGCAATACGATTGTCTCGGCCATCCGTTCACGCGGCCAGATACTCATTTTCACGGATACCTCCTTGCACGGCCAGCAGTTCATTGGACCACCCTTTACCTTTGGTTTCCAGCAGCTGGGTGCAAACTGCGGGCTGATAGGCCCACACGCTGCAGTGGATGTTAACGGGCAAGCTTTCTGGATGGGCACCGAGGCGTTTTACGTATTCGATGGTACGGTGAAAAAGCTCGCCTGCACCGTGCAGGACTTTGTGTTTAAAGACTTAAATCAGGTGCAAAAGACCAAGGTCCATGTGGGCCTGAACAGCCAGTTTAACGAGGTAACGTGGTGGTACTGCTCGGTCACCAGCGACTTTATTGACCGCCTTGTGACCTACAATTACCTCGAAAACACATGGGCGATTGGCACTATGCCGCGCAGCGCATGGGTCGATCTTAGCGTGTACCCCAAGCCGCTGGGCGCGAAATACGAGCCTAACGCAACCAACGCCACGATCAGCCCAATCAATGGCCTGACTGCTGGACGAGCCCTTGTTTATCAACAAGAAACAGGCACGAACGACGTCAATCTGCCTATCCGATCTGAGCTGTCGTCGGGCTACTTTGACATCGGTGACGGCGACAACATGCTGCTCATGTCGCGCTTTATCCCGGACTTCAAGGATCAGGTGGGCAACCTGACGATCAGGTTGTTGCTCAGAGCGTTCCCGCAGGCCACTGCAACGCCAAGCTCGCTGGACCCTTACATTATTACGCCTACGACGCAGAAGGTAGACACGCGCGCGCGAGGCCGGCAGATCTCCATTGTGATCGAAAACGAAGAGCTTGGATCCAAATGGCGCTACGGTACGCTGCGCGTTGACATCGTTCCGGACGGTTTGAGATGAGTAAGATTACCAGCGTCCGTCTGCCCAACGCCTCGGCAGAGTATACACCTGAGCAGATCAACCAGTTGGTGCGCTCGCTTGAGCAAATCATTTTGCAACTTAACACCGCGTATTCGCCGGTGGTCACCGAAAATACGGATCAAGCGTATGCTTGGTTCTTGGGAGATTAGACCTTGTCAAATTCGTATAAAAGATTTTTGACATCACTTACGAACGGCTCGTTTGCGACTGTTTTGACAGTGCCCGCAGCGACGACTGCCATCGTAAAGTCGATACTGGTGAGCAACAGCAACGCCTCTTCAACCACGGCTACTGTCTCGATTTCTCCTGCTGGTGTTGGCTCACACGTCGTAATCCCTGCGGCCAGTATTAGTGCTGAAGAATACTTTGACTTTTTGGGGGGATGGGATGGAAATTCCCGCGTTTTAGTGCTTGAGGCCGGAGATCTCTTGAAAATTGAGGTTACAACAACCAATGTTGTTGCTACGGTTAGTGCACTGCTTATAGACAGGACTTGACCTTTTAAACGATAATCCGTGAATATTCGCGACCTTACCCGGCGCGCAGCCCCGTGTGGCTTTTAACTTCCAAAGGAAAAAGACATGGTAAATGCTATGCCGGGAATGGGCGCCCCCCAAATGGCTCCCGCTGAACCTTCCGTTGACCAACTTGCTGCATTTGAACAGATGCGCGAGCAGGTTTCACCTACGGAAATCAATCGTGAAATGCTGATGACTGCCGAGCAGGCAGATCCTGTCGCAGTGGCCGAGTTCCGTAAAGAGCTGGCAGAGCTTGAGGTGGCCCCCGAGGTCATCGACATGCTCAACACGATGGTGGATGAGGTGCTCGCCAATCCCAATGAGTATCCTGCCATTCGGCAGAAATACCTTGATATGGGTGTGGACGAGGAGATCCTGCCGGAGGCTTTTGATGCGGGGCTCTTTGATGATTTGAACATCGCTCTTGATGAGCTGCGTGGACCGGAGAACATGCTACCCCCGCAGGGCTTTGCCAGAGGCGGCATCGCCAGCTTAAATCCAATGGCGCGCGGGATGGCAGAGGCTGGACGCTACGGCGACACCATGCTCGCTCACATCAGCCCAGTGGAAGCCCAGATTCTGCGCCGCTACGGCGGCAGTGGCACGATCAACCCAATGACTGGGATGCCCGAGTTTTTTTTGAAGAAAATGTTCAAGAAGCTCGGTAAGGCCGTCAAGAAGTTCGCCAACACCACGATAGGCAAGATTGTGATTGGCACCGCGCTGTTCATGGTTGCCGGTCCTGCCGCTGCTGCAATGCTGGGCGCCTCTGCCGGAGGCGCGGCTGCTGCAGGCATCAGTGGTTTTGTCAGTGGCGCTGGAACATCCCTGCTCGCGGGTGGCAACCTGAAGGATTCGCTGAAGGCGGGTGCTATCGGTGGCATCACTGCGGGTGTTTCAAAGGGTGTTATGAATCGCATGGGCACACCTGCAACGGCAGCGGCCCCTGTCGAGGCGGGCACTGCGCCTGCTCAGACGGGTGCGACCAGTTACGGCATTGGGCAACCGTCTCCGATTACACGCAGTGGGATGGGGATTGAAGGGCTTACCGTAGACATGGGTCCGGGCGCAGCTCCGCTCTCTGCTCAAGCTGCCCCCTTTAGGACTATAGGTTTTCAGGGTGATGGTGTTACACCCCTTACTCAAGCCCAATTTGACCGCGCCATGCAAGCGCCAATACGGCCTTCTGCCAGCCCTGTTGCTGCAGCTAGGCCGACCGGAACACCGATGATGGCTGGTCGTTTTGATCCGAACCAAGCTGCCACATTGCGTCTACCTCAAGCACAGTCAGCTCTCGCGCCACCTATAACTGACGCACAGAAGTTAGGAAGCCTTATTGGAAAGCCAGAGGCTCGATTTGGTCCTCCGGGGCAACCGGACAGAAGCCTTGTTCAACAAGGCTTGGACAAAGTGCTGCCGAATCGAATTCAGGCTGCTGGAGAGACGGCAGCAGAAACAGCAAGAGCAGAGGCTATTGCTGCCATGCGGCAAGAGTTTCCCAATGCAACCGCAAGTGAGCTGATAGCAGAGGGGCGTAGAGCATATCAAGCTGCAATGCCCGGCGTATTTCAGCGATACGCCCCCATTGCCGCCACCGGCCTCGGCATCATGGCGCTCACTGGCGGCTTTGATGAAGAGGAGATTGCTCCGCCCGAGGGCTTTGAAGACTTTATGTCAGGTAGCCCCGGAGAGCGGTATTTGGAGCAGAATCCAGACCAGAGGATACGCTACGGCGGGGCTTACACGACGTCCACCACGCCACAGTTCAACCCGTACAGCTACACTCCACCTCCGCGAGCCGCTGCCAAGGGCGGCAGCATGGACAAGGAGTTTCCGCGCAAAACGGGGCCGATCAACGGTCCGGGTACTGGGACATCCGACGATATCCCGGCCATGTTGTCCGACGGCGAGTTCGTTTTCACGGCCAAGGCCGTGCGCAACATGGGCGACGGATCACGGCGCAAAGGCGCTCAACGAATGTACGCGTTAATGCGCAAACTAGAGGGCCGCAAAAATGGCTGATACATCCTATGTAACGCAGTACCAGCGGGAAGCGCCCGAAATAGAGGGCCGCAGGATTGACCTAATGGATGAGGCAAAACGTCTGTATGGGCAGCCCTTTGGCCTACCTGCCATCGAAGCAGCAGGTCTCTCCGTTGGTGAGCAGCAGGCGCTGGATTTGGCGCGTCAGGGGATTGGTGCGTTCGAGCCCTACATCCAAGCTGGCGCTCAGGGTCTTACCCAAGGCATGGATC